GCGCTCCTGCCTGTTGATGATGTGCCTGTGGTCACGATGAATCAGCCCCTCCGCATGCCGACTCTCGCACCGGTCGCGCCTGCGCCTCAGCCTGCGCCTGAGCCTGCGCCTGAGCCTGCGCCTGTCCCTGCGCCTGAGCCTGCGCCTGAGCCTGCGCCTGTCCCTGCGCCTGTCGCAGAGGTGGAGCGCTACCTGCCGAACGAGAGCCAAGCACTCCTGTTCGAGACGCTTGAGCGTGAGCTGACGCTCCTCGGTGGGGTCGAAGCAGTGTTGGATAAGTTCCCCGCCGAGGTGGTCAGAGAGTTTCATATCCTCCAAGCGATGAGCGGAGAGCAGCGCATCAAGGCCGCACATCTGAAACCCAACAGCGTATTCGTCACAACCAAGCTGCATCTGACGCTGATCGGTGTGCTCGTGCTCGCTTGGCGTAAGGTCACGCTAGAGGGGGCTGTGCGGACAAGAATAATCCTCAAAGGGCTGCCGACCTTGTTCTATAAGATCGGCAATAAGACGCACCACCACAACATCATCGCAGCGATCAGCAAGCACTTGTAGAGATGACCGACTTCACCCTCAACGACCTACAGCGCGCCGTCATCGGTGGTCTCCGCCGCCGAGACACCATCATCGCGGCGCGCTGTGGTTGGGGGTCAGGCAAGACTACATCTCTCATCTTCGCGCTGTGGTTCATCGCCAAGACGCGACCTGGCACCACCTCACTCCTCATCACCGACACGACGCCACGCTATAACAGCGTGCTCATGCCCGAGATCGAGAAGTGGCTCGCGCCTCGTGGATGGACCTACAACCACACGCTCCACAAGTGGACTGACACGCATTCGGGCTCATCGGTCATCTGTCGGTCGTACTATCGCCCAGGCACTCGTGACGCGAGCCACAACCCCCTAGAGGGGATCAATGTGACAAGCGGTGTGGCGTTCATCGACGAGTGTCAGACGCTTGGTCCCGAGGTGGCGCACAAGGCGCTAGGGCGTCTGCGCTCAGGTCCTTCTCCCACGCTCGTCTTGGTCGGGCTCCCCGTGGTCGATGCGTGGTGGTGCAAGATGGCAGAGCAGGCGGGCCACCTCCCTCTGCTGTTCAGCTCGTATGTCAACCAAGACAACCTCTCGGCTGAGTGGTTCGAGGCGACCAAGCTCCTCCCACCTGACGAGCGCGAGGCGATGGTGATGAACCGACCGCGCCCTCCCTCGGGCTTGGTCTATAACGAGTGGAGCGAGGACACGCATGTCATCAGCGGTTGGTCGTATCGCCCTGAGATGACAGGGCGCATCGCCATCGATTGGGGCTTCCGCAAGCCAGCGGTCGTCATCATGGCGTATGACGAGGCGCTTGACGCGACTGTTGTCATCAAGGAGATCAACCCTCAAGAGGTGACGGTGGATCAGCTCGCGCGCCTCATCTTGGCGGTGGCATGGCCACGAGCTCACCAAGCCTCGGCACCTGGTCCGCGCATCTGGCTCGACACGGGGGTCGCCGACAAGGCAGGTCACGCCCGCAACGACCAAACAGGCAGGAGCGCGTTCGCTGTCCTCTCTCGCCCCATCGATGAGGGGGGTATAGGTTTACCCCTCCGCTCGACTACTGACCCCGTTCGCGTGGACATCCTCAACGGTGTGCAGAAGCTCAAGCGCGCCCTCGCTCGCAAGCAGTACCTCATGACCCGAGAGGCGTGGGAGGCAGGTGAGCGCGCTCTGGGCAACTCGCTGAGGAAGGCGCTGCTCTCCTATGCTTGGGACACGACTGAGCAGCCGAAGAAGGATGGGCGCGAGGACCCTCTCGACGCGCTGAGGTACGACTGCATCTTCCACTACTGGGCTGATGTGGTCGGCAGGTATCAGTCACGCGCCACGACACTAGACAAGAGCCGTCGAAATGCGCGACCCTCCTCAGCCGTGTTCTAACACCAAGGAGGGCAACATGAGCGACCTGACCGTGACCACCATCGAGGAGCATGTAGTGCTCATCATCTTGGCGTCGGTGATCAGCTTCGGTGCCACCGAGGTCATCAAGCCGTTCGTCTCCATCTTGGCAGACGACCGTGAGCGCCGCCGCGCCATCGTGCGTCTGCTCGCCATCGTGAGCGGTGCGGTGGTCGGCTACACCCTCGGCCCCAAGTGGGTCGATATCTGGTTCGGGGCGGGCGCAGGCACGCTCAACGCTTGGCTCGTCGCCGTGCTCAAGAAGAAGGTGGAGGAGCGCCTTCATGTCACCCTCGACAAGACACCACCTCCCACCAAGCCAAGCAAGAAGCCCGAGGAGACAGACGATGAGCAGCGTTAATCATCCCCCTCACTATCACGCCCAGAGTGGCGTCGAGGTCATTGCCGCTATCGAGGCGTGGGATCTCAACTTCAACCTCGGAAACGTGGTCAAGTATGTGGCGCGCGCAGGTCACAAGCTCGACCGCCTTGAGGACCTTGAGAAGGCGCTTTGGTATCTGACGCGCGAGGTGGAGTATGCGCGCAAGGAGGAGGCCCGCCGTGCTGGTCGATGATCCGCGCCCCATCTACTGCCCCGTCTGTGGACAGCTCACAGCGGTCAAGAACGAGCGCATCGTGCCTCACCTGTCGGGCATGACGCGAGGCTACTGCACAGGCACATCGACCAAGGTCACGCACTACAAGCCAGGCGACTTCGACGCGCAAGGCAAGTGGAAGGATGATGATGAAGCCGACACACAAGACCCATGACCTGCGCGCTCGACTGCGTGAGCATGTGCCTCTTGAGCCTGAGCATGAGCTCCACGCGCAGAGCCTCGCCCTCCTCGCTGAGATCGAGGCGGCCCTCGATGAGGCTGACGAGAAAGCCAAGACCACCAACAAGGAGACAGCTAATGAATAAGCTCATGTGGTTCATCCACAACACCATCAGCCATCCCATCTCGGGCTTCCTGTTCTTGTTCGGTCTCGACAAGGCAGGTGACTGGGTCCACGACATCACCCTCCCATCTGGCTTCCTCGATGTGCCTCAAGGCTTTGTGGTGGAGCGAGTGGTTGACCTCGATGAGGCGGGAAGTATCAAGACTGTTGACAAGGTTGAGAGCACTCATCAATAGTGCAAGCTAGAACTCATTGGACTCCTCGACGGCACATCATCAGCACCACCTCACCGTCGAGGCGCTATGGACTATTCAGAGATAGACGATACCCCGAGGCACATGCGCGCCTTGCATCCGCGCTTTGTCACGCGCGGGATCAGTGGCACTCAGCTCTCAGGCGGTGTCATCTCTGGGTATGAGCGCAATGTTCAACTCACAGGGCTCAACTGGGTCACTGAGGCAGAGGACATGCTGCGGACTGACCCCGTTGTCAGGCGCTCATGGCACATGCTCCGTCAGACCCTCCTCTCTGCTACATGGCGCTTCATGCCTGCCGATGAGGAGGACCCTGTGTGTCTTGAGCTTGCACGCTTCGCCAACGAGGCGTTCGGGCTCGATGGGTACTCGGGGCAGATGTCGCTCTCGTGGGAGGCGCAACTCAGCTATCTCTTTGAGTTCGTGCCTGTCGGCTATCGCTACGCCGAGGAGGTGTATCGCGTAGGCCCAGATGAGAACGGCAAGGTCCGAGTATGGCTCGACCACTACGCCGACCGAGAGCCATCCGCTCATATGCGGTGGCTGTCTCGTGATAATCAGAACCTCGATGGCGTCTTGCAGAACATGGTCGGCATCGGCAAGACCCCTGAGCCGATACCTGCCAACAAGCTCCTCCTGCTCACGCTGAACCGCACAGGCTCAAACTTCGAGGGCGCTGGCATGCTTCGCCCTGTGTGGTGGTGGTGGAGGACCAAACAGCGCGTAGCCAACCTCATGTGTGTAGGCGTTGACCGGTGGGCGATACCTGCGCCCAAGGTCAAGGTTGACCGCGCGGCGGCAGAGCTCGCAGGGCTCTCAGATGCCGACATCAACACGATGGTTGACGAGGCAGAGAGCCAAGCGCAGGCGTTCTTGTCGGCAGAGCAGAGCTATCTCATTGAGAACAATGTGGTCAGCTTTGACAACTACGCC